CGCTTGCCAGCGTCGACCGACAGAAGAGCTTTGAGTCGCTCGGGGGTCACCTCTCGGCCAGATGATTCGAGCAACTTCCTCGCGTCGTGATCGGCCTTGACCACCGCGAACCCCTCCATGAGGGCATCGAGTTTCGACAGCACCGGGGCCAGCGATTCGGCCACCGCCTTCTTCACGTCGGGCATCTCTTCCTGCTCTTCCATCTCGGGCTCTGGCATCTCGCCAGTGGGGGCCGCGTCGGACTGCAGCATCTCCTGCGCCTTGAGGATCGCCGCGATGCGCTTCATTTTGCTGGCTCGGTCACCGTCACCGGCTAGCACTTCGGACACCATCGCGCCGAAGTAGTCTTGGCCCTCGGGAATCAGCTTGTCGGCGTATTCGCCCATGCCTTCCGCCTCAAGGGCTTTCTGTTCGCCCGCCTCCATCGCACCTTCGCGGATGGTTTTCATTCGCGTCTCGCTTTCAAAAAGCCCCGCATTGGTGGCGGGAGTCTGGACTAGATCAATTGAGTGAACCCGCTCGACGGTCTCGACGATCACCTGCTTGCCGTCCATGCGGACGGTTCCCTCGGCGTGATGCGACAAGCCGATACGGTTCGGATTGCGCTCCGCTGCCTCTGCGACGAGTTCCGCCTGCGGATGCGACTTGAGGTAGTGCAGGTCCCCGTACACCGCGCCCTGCTCCTGCCGGACGTTTCGAATCCAGCCGAACGCCTCGGCAAGGGGCCGATCTTTCCGCTCGGTTGCGGGGTGATCCACATTGACGGGAGCACCCTCGTACAGTCGGGCAGCCTCTGCCATCGCACGCGGGCTGTAACGCCTGCCGTTGCGGCTGTCCTGCCCAAGGATACGCACACCCTCGATCAGACCGGCTTCGCGGTCTACTCGTCGGGGGGCAATGGTTGTCTGTTCGGTGAGTCGCATAGAACGATTGTCACCGACTGCCACTCCCCCGCAATATCTGCCCTAATAAAATGAGGCGTTCATACAAAATCGACCCTAGTTAAACTTTTTACTAGGGTCATGGAACCCGAATCTTGCGGGCTGCGGGCTCGGCCTTGGTCTCCAAATAGCACCGGCAATTCGGGTGCGCCGGCGGCCCGCCATTCTTCACCACTTCCGCCGATGCTCGCACACCACCGGGAGCCACGAGGTTATCGAGGACCAACCCCCACAGATCCGGAACCTTCCCGTGTAGTGGCCGACAGACGGGGCAGACCTTGCCGTCCTTCTCCGTGATCCACCGCGTCACGAGGTTGTACCCTGCAGGCTCGATCACGATTGCCGTCGCGTTGGTCCCCTCGGTCTGTGCCAACGTCGTAGTCGTGGCTGCGGTCACTGCGTCACGATCCGGGCCGAGTGCAGACACAAGCACGCTTTCGACGTCCGCCGCTGTGCCTGTGCGGATCAGGTCACCCGATGCTGTGACGACCTCTTTCGCCGACTGCATAGACGACCGTGCCGACTCTGCCGCGATCGCCTGCGCCCGTATCAGTGCCTGCCGGTATGCCTGCGTCCGGGTCTCATCACTCGGCTGTTGACCGGCTGGCAGCAGTTCCTCCACGTGCTGGTTCAACGCGGCAAGGATGATCGCGAGAAGGATCAACGTGAGTTCCCGTCGCCGCTCCTCCTCCCAGCGGTTCCAATCGGCCTCGCTCACGTTGCGGATGTCCGGGGGATTGCCCAGCATCTCCCGCAACTCTCGCCGCTGACGTGACGTGAGGCGAGACAGCCGCTTCGAGAAATCGGACTCCACACCCATCCGGTTTGCTAGTTCGCTCACTTAGGAATCTCCGTGATTTCCGCCAAGATCCCACCGCTCGGAGTCTGAACCGCCTTGTTCACCCTAAACTTTGTCCCACGAGGATAGAGCACCTCCGCCTCTGTGCGTCCCTGCATGGACACACCCGTAATATCGACTCCGCTCTTTCCGTTGACGACAAGAATCACATTGCCCTTGTAGGTGTCCTTATTCTTGAACGCCTCAGCCTCGCCAGACCGTGCCTTTGCTCTCGTCGAAACGTAGGCATCGTCAGTGAATGTTCCACCAGTTTGCAACATTGAAGCAATCCGTCGGCCTGATTCCGTGTTGGTATCAATCTGGAAGGATCGCAGAGTCCGCCCGGGCTTCTTTTCCGCTCGCTCCAGATAACCGTCGATGCTTTTGGCAATCGTCTTGGTATCCTTACTAACCTTCCCCGATCGTAGTTCACTGTTGACCTGCTGGAATTTGTCAGTCGTATAATCCTTCACGGCATTGATCTGCGTCGGACTGGGCTTCTGTTTGGGTGTCTTTTTTTTTACAGCCGCTGCGATAGAACCACCACCACCACCTCCGCCACCACCGCCGCACGTGTTGCCAGACGTGAAACCGCCCGCGCCTGTGCCGCAATTCTCGTGCAGTTCGCTTTGATGCAAGGTCTCCAAGATCGCCCGCGCTTCGGGCATGGTTGCGACACTCTCTAACGCCGCCACGACAGCAGCGTCTAGGCTCGACTCCCGCACATTCCCGACGATCCCCGCTGCCCAGTCCACGCCACTGGTCCCACCCCAGCCCAACCACGCGACATGACCGGCATCCCGCCACGGCTCGCCCTCGAACTCGGGGGCCACGTCCGCATTCTTCCGGTGACGGGCAAACGCCGCCATCCGCCCGACGGTCTCGCGTGACAGGTTCTCCCCGCTGGCCAGTTGATTGGCTCGCGTCCATCCGACCTGTGTCATCCCGGCCACCGCGTCCCCGTGCTTATCACGCCACTTCAGCACCCGCCTCGCATTGTTGCGGGCTGCCTCGGGAGGGCTGTACGAGTCCTCGGCTTCCCTGACTGGCATGATCGACGGGGCCGGCGCTTGGGTCGGTCCCTCTTCCGCTCGATTGCGTTGCTCCTCCTCCCAATCCAGCCCCATCTGACGGGCTGCAGTCCTCTTGCTGACGACGCCCATGCCCAATTGGATCTGGGACACGTCCGCCAGTTCCCGGGCGTTCCTGCTGGCCACAGAGGGCTTCTGAACCGCGATGTCCACGAGGGCCTCGATCTCGCCCCACGGTCGGGCAGTCAACAAGCCCCGATCGTGTTCGAATCGCAGCACCTTCCACAGCAACGCGGTGAACTCCCTCGCGTAGAACGACTGATCGGCCTCGCGGGCTTTCACGAACGGGGATTCGGCCACCAACGTGCTCGCGTAGTTGGCGTTGCTGGCGTCACCGGACACCATGTACTCCGGCATGGCCCACCGCGTCCCCACGATCCGCAGCACGTACTGCGACACCTCCAAGAAGCCGCTGTTTCGTTCGGCTCCCATCGGCCCCGGCTTGTAGACCAGCCCCGGCGATGGCTTCAAGATCGTGCCCGGCTTGTACCGCTGGACGTTCTGCGTCTTCTGTCCACCGCCGACCACCTGCCGGCCGTACTGTGCCACGGCATCGGACGCCCCGAGGGTCTGGATGCTGGCCTGTGACGTCCCAGGGGGAGCCTCCAAGATCCACGCGATCGCAGCCTGAAGCGCCGCACCCTCTGCCATGTTCCGCCGCAACTTCGCCTCGCGGCTGATCTCCTCGACCACCAAGAACGTGTCCGAGACGCCACGCTTGGCATTCCGTGAGACGTTCCGCTTGATGTGGCACATCCTGCGGGAGGGGATGTAGTCCCAATCCAGACCGCCGTCATCCCGCGACAGGTGATACCCGAGGGCTTCGGCTGGACGGTTCGCCGGGCTCCTCACACCGTAGGACCACGACGTGACGCCCTCGAAGTCCTGCAGCCAGTCCTCTAGCTGCCGCACGTTACCCGGCTCGCGGATCTGGTCGGGCTCCACCATGCACAGCGTTGGCCTGCCGTTCGTGCCCAACTCCAAATAGCCGAACGCCTCGCCATCCTCCCGACTGCGGTGATGCAACTCCCGATCGAGGGAGCCCACCATGTCCACATCGTCAACAAACCGATCGATCACCCGCTGGCACAGTTCGACCAGTTGAGCATCGGCACCCTGTGCGGTGAACTCGAACCCCGGGCCGAACGTGTATTCCGCCAGCCTATCGAGGGCAGCAGTCGCGACAGGCGTCAACAGCGACAGGTTCCTGGCTGCCCCCCGGATGTAGGCTAGGTCCACCTCGCTGTCGTAGTACGGCTTGAACCGCCCATCGCTGCGATCGGTGACGCTCGTGAACGGGTTGACCGCCGTCGGATAACCGAACGACGGGTCGTCGTACAGGTACTGCCTACGGTCGATCGTCTCGGGGACAAACGCTTCCAGCAGTGCCCGGATCGCTTCGCTCATTGTCTCGCCTCGTTCGCTTAGTCTTCCGCCCACACCGCAGACACTCGCGGTATTCCACCCGTCCCCACGACGAACGCACCCGCATTGGATGCCCACAGACACACCACACGATCAGACTACGATACCGGCCCAGCGTCATGGAGTGTATGCCAGTTCCTCCGAGTCGTATTCTGTTGCCGCGATCCCGTTCAGCGTCCGCACCGCCATCTCAAGCGCGTCCGGGCCGTCGTCATGGTCGCCACGAGGGAACTCCCCGAGTTGATCCAGCAGCAGCCGGGAGCCCTGCGAGTCCGAGAATCGGAACATGTCCGCCGCCAGCAGAGGGCCGAGGGAGGACAACCTGAGGATCTTGTTCCCGGTGTTGATCACTGTTTGCAGTGGCAGCATGATCCCGTGAGACATGGCCGCACTCTGGAACGACTCACCGAGGACCCGCTGGAAGCCGTTGCCCTCCAAGACCATCAGGTTGGCCTTGTGCCGGGCGTACATCCCCACCGCATCCGCTGCGATCTCCGTTTCGCTCCGCCGCCTGATGTCCGCGTCGACCCACAGCCGACCGCTGGCCCTGCCCACAAAGACGATGGCCGAGAAGTCCCCCTTGCGGTCATCGGCACCCAAGCTCGGATCAACCGCCACCACCCCGAATTCGAACGCATCGGGCCACCTGGCAGCCGTCACCTTGTCCCCCAGGTATTGACCCCACTTGCTCTCCCCCCACTTGCCCGGGCGTTGCTGGAACATCGACCGCCACCAGTACTCCGACCGCTCCCGCCGCATCTGCTCCAGCCGCTGGACAGGATACCGCTCGGGCCAGAGGGCTTCCCCCGGCTGTCGGCCCAGCACGTCCCCCGACTCGGCCAGCGCCGGCAACGTCAGCCGCCGGATCTGTCCCCCGCCCTTCAGCAGCCGCCCGAAGATGTCGTCCTCATGCCATCTGGTCATGATGCCTATCACGACTCCGCCCGGCTCAAGTCGCGTCGATGCCGTGGACTGCCACCAATCCCAATGGTTTTCCCGGGTGGTCGCTGACAGGGCTTCCTCCGCGTTCTTCACCGGGTCGTCAATGATCAGCAGATGTGCCCCTCGGCCGGTCATCGGACCGCCCACACCTGCCGTGGACATGCCACCGCCTGCCGTCGTGCTCCAATCGTCCGCCGCCGTGTTGTCCCCCGACAGTCCCCGACCGAACACCGGACACGACGACTCCACGAACACTTGCCTGGCCTTGCGTCCCCACGAACGGGCAAAGGTCGCCTCATATGCCGCCAGCATGACCCGCCGATCTGGCCACACCCCGAGATACCACGCCGGGAGGAACTTGCTGACCAACTCGCTCTTCCCATGCCGAGGGGGAGCCTCGATCAATAGAATCGGCTGGCTCCTGCCGGTGATCGTGTCACAGATGGCTTCGGAGATTGCCGCGACATGCCGAGGCAACAGAAACCGCCCGTCAGTTGCCGCTCGGGCAAACAGTGCCGGTGTCAGACACTGCCTCACCCTGTGCAAATCGGACATACCCGGGCTCCTGCAACAATGCTGCCACCGTATCCGCCGTGCTGTTGACGTTCACCTGCACCGCAGCCGCCGGCGCCGGCTCGTTCTGCCCGTGCATTGCCACGACTACCTTCGCCGCGTTGACCCTCGCCCGGACTTCCTCATTCCGATCCAACGCCACCCGCAGCAAGGCAGCCGGAAGAACGGTCATCGCCTCATCGGGAATCACCCAGCCCTTCCGCACAGCCGACGCGATCAGCCGCAGATCTTTCCCCGGCGTCCGAGGGTCGATCTGTGCCACAGTGGGAACAGGCGGGGGAGTTGGCTTCGCACCGCCCCCCAATCCCCCCGTTACCGGCTTGTCATCGGCTGGCCTGATCATCGCCCTGCCCTCCTCTCTGCTTGGCGTCCTGTCAGCGTCTCCCATCGCTTCACGATCACGTCGCAATACTGCGGGCTGATCTCCATGCCGTAGCACTTTCGGCCGAGTTGCTCGGCGGCGATCAGAGTTGTGCCGGAGCCGAGGAACGGGTCGAAGACGTCTCCCTCTCGCCAACCCATACACCAAGCCATAAGTTCGACTGGCTTTTGCGTCGGATGTTCTTTTGCATATGACGTGACAGACTTCCGAAACATTTTCGCGGGTGTGTCGATGTTGGTCCAAGCCATCTCACACATTGCAAGCGTAAAGTCCTCTGGTTGCTTTTTGTCCCAAACGAAAAAGCCCTTTCCGGGCCTCAGATCAAAGTAGTTACCTCCCCACACAATTGCACTTTCGCACTGATCGATAAATCGTGACGGCTCAACTGGCTTTGCGTCCCAATCTTGTTTTTCGTGTTTTTGACGAACTGGGTTTGCCGCGATCCCGATTCCATACGGCGGATCGGTCAGAAGCAAATCCGCCTTCGCCCCTGCCATCAGCCGCCCCACATCCTCCGCCTTCGTCGAGTCGCCGCAGAGAACCCGATGCTCGCCGAGAATCCACAGATCACCCGGCTTCGTGATCGGATCGACGGGAGGCTCGGGAACCTCGTCCTCGACGATCTCCGCAGCGTCCTCCCCGTCCAGAATCCCCGCATCCTCCGCCAACGCCGTCAGCATGTCGGCAAGTTCTTGGCTCCCCGTCTCCACCTCCTCCAGCAATGCCCGCAAGGCGTCCGCGTCTGATTCCGCCATCGCTCCCAGCGGGTCGAACGTCGCGAGGATCTTGTCTGCCTCTTCCTCCGTCACGTCCAGCACCAGCACCGGTATCTCGGCGTTGTGGAGCGTCTCCGTGCGTAGGTGCCCGTCAATCAGCATCAGGCCGCCCTCTGGCGTTTCCCGGGCCAGCACAGCCGAGGCAATGCCCACCTCCGCCAGAACGCCGCGTAGTGCGTTTGCCTGTGCCTCTGGATGCTTCCGCCAGTTCTTCGGGTTGGGCTGGAGCTGTGAGGCTGGCACCCGCCGCAACTCCTTGATCCGGTCTCGAATGTTCACAGACCGCCCCCCAATCCCCCGAAGGTAGGCAAAAGGCTAATCATCGGCAGTCTCCAAACCTGTCGAAAATATGTGCGCGAGACAAACGCGGTTCGTTCCATGGCCAGTGTACAAAAGTGATGCCCCCCTTGGGGGGTCGGGCGTGTTGCTGCATGATCACAACACATGCTCCATTCGATTTCCCTTTTGTGCATTGCACAAATGGCACATCGTCTGCAGGTTACTTTCTATATGCGGTCCACCACGAGACAACGGCACTATATGGTCTAGTGTGGCATTGTCGGGGTGATAGGTTTTATGGCTCGTGCAATGCTTTCCGCATCGCTGGCAAGTCCAATTGTCGCGGTTGAATATGGACACCGGATCGACTGCTTCTGCCTTATT